CTTGATTTTTGTTTATAACACCGCATTCAAAATATTCTTCAATGTCTATATCTGCTATTCGAGTAGAATCTAAAAGACCTTCTGGTCTTGGTGTTCTTTTTAATTGTATTATAGTTTCTTTAATCTTAGTTTGATCATTAATTGTTATTGCTCTGCCGTGACGATCTGTTTGTTTTTTGGGTTCCAGTTCTTCTAATTGTGCTCCGCGTTCTTCAGAAGAAACACCAACTCCTAATGGGTAATTTCTTTTTACTTCTTTAGAAGGATAATTTTTTAAATCTTCTTGTTTTCTTGGATCTCGAAAACCATCTCCATAATTTTTTTGGAATGTTTCCGATTCAGTATCTTTTTGTTGTAGAGTATCGACACCTTTAGTTTCTTCTTTTGGTGCTTCTTCTGGAAGCGTTGGAAGCCAACCAACAACTACTGGTTGTTGACATTCTATTCCATCTTTAAAAAATCCAAATACCCAAAGTCCTTCGTGCATACCAACCGCTGTCGCCTGCGGCGAATTACCAGTTGTTGCTGGTTGAATTACTTCCGCCCAAGGTAACCCCTCTGTCGGTATGTCTTTTTTAAATGGACTATGGTATCCATGAATTCTTACACGAACTCTACCTTTTTGTAATGGGTCCATTCTGTCTTCAACACACCCCCACCACCATCTAAATGTGGGATCACCCAAATGATTATTAGGCATATTCGCCTCCCTTGGAGTCCTTTACTGCTTTAATACGCATAGTATATGTGGACGAAGGTATCCCGGCAGAACCGCCACTTTTTATAGAAATATCATGCGATATTGCAGTAATCAAAAATTTACCAGTATGAAATACGTCTTTTTCTTGCATTTGAACACCAGATTGCTCTATGTATGATTCATTTAATAATTTTCGTACCTCTATTAAATCTCCAACTTTCATTTCACTATTACCGGGAACATTTAAATATATGACAATTTGATCCATTTGCTGCATGGAACCCATTCTATTTCCAGCCCAATCGTCTTGTAGACCCACACCATCTTGTCCCGATGGTTCTTCTGAGCAATCGTGTAAAAATCTTTGTTTATTGAATCTGCGTACTGCAACTCCACTGTTTGCAATTTTTTTAAATTCTGGTTCACTTTCCACTTCAACAATTGGTTTATTTGAAATAGTAGTGTATTTGTTTTTATTGTAAACATGTGTTTTAGAAAAATAATCTCCAGTTGTTGTATCAAATGAAATTATTTCTGAAGAATACATTCCCTCTAAAGCATTTTCAAATGGAGAAAATGCAGTACCACTGTGACGAATTATACTATATTTTGCATCCTGAATAGTTAATTCGGGATGCGGCTGCATGACTTTATATTTCCACTTAATATCCGCTTCTTTGAATTTCGATAGAGATACAAAGTGGTGTTTGTTATCAATATCTTGATAAAAAACGTAATCTACATTTTTTGGATTTGTTTTTGATTTTGCTTGTTTTGAAAGCAATATTATATGAGAAAAAGGAGAATCATAAGTAAATACTCGTTTTACTTTTCCCTCAGTTTCTTCTATGTTGCATTGTATGTCTATTTCTTTACAAAAAGATTTTACCATGTTTGATATGGTATCTTCGTAGTATTTTGAGATCATTCTGCTGTTGTTTACGAATAAAGGTTTTGCAGCAAAATAACACATTATTTCTGTATTCGTTGTACCTGGTGTCTCTGAACCAGGCAAAATTTTATACACAAACAAATCTTTTGCTTTTATTGTTTTTTCTGGAGTACCATTAACTGTACTGTTAAAAGAAAACTCTATTGGAGATAATGCACCAAGAGAACCAGTTCGTTGATATAAATTTGCGCTTGCTGTGTTTAATGTACTAAAATGACCACGTAATACCGGATCGAATAAACTTTCAGTTAATGTTAAACTCGTTACTATTTCAGTAATATCAACTCCATTTAACGTTATAGATGGTTTGTTTGTTAGTAAAACGCTATTAATCATTTTAATCCACCTGTGTTAATGATTTAAAATTATTCACAAACGAACTAATAAATTGAGGTTTGATCAAAAAAATGTTTCTTCTTTTTTCGTTTTCATTTGTTTCATAATCTGCATTTGAAACATAAACTGCATTTGTTCCAATATTATTGTTTACATAACTGTTCAATAACAAACGAGTTTCCACTGGAGAATTGATGTGATGTAATGCTGTTTCATTTTCATAAACAATACGAGAAACTTCTTTGCCAGTTATTACATTTTCATCCTTATCCAAAAAATTTACAATTGATTCTTGTAATATTTGAGATGGTGTTATTTTTTCTATTACTAGTTTATTTAAATTTCTATCTGCTTCAAACACTTTAAATTTATAGTTGCCTTTTGCAACATAACGTATTTCCCCAAATTTACTGAAACCTAATAAACTATTGTCTTCAAAAAATAAAGCACTTTTGTTCCCGTATTTTGATTCAATATGAGAACCCAGTTCCGCCGATGATAATGGCCAATCAAAAAATCTGCTTTTTATGTTATTGATAATTAAAATTACCCAATAATAATCGACTCTTCCGTAATAAGAAAAAGATAAACTCTCTGGTGTTTCTCCTTCGGAAATTTCATATTGATCAAACAGGTCACTTTTTCCAAACTCCGAAGAAGTTGCAACAATTCTTTTAAATATATCTGGAATAGTTAAATCGTCGTATTGAGTTGTTCCTAATTTATTAAAGTACATTTAAAACCTTTACTGGTAAAGTTCTTCTACTTTTTCTCTGGTAAGTGGGAGCAGTTCTTGGAATTCTAAAGTTAAAGTTGAATGAACTGGTTCTCCATCTTTATGAAACGCCGGCAATCCAGAACCAAAAGGATTGTATGTTATATTTGTTAAAGCACACAAGTCTGTAGCAAAAATTGTTTTTTGTGCTGCGACTATTTTTACTTTAAATACCTTTGGGGTAACATAACCAACACCACCCGTGCTTGGATGCATTCCGCTTCTTAGTTGTTTTAATAAATCACTATATTTTTTAGCAAATAACTGATCTATTGGCATGAAATCCCAAGTCATTTGGAATTGACGAAGATTTGCATTTCTGAACAATAAAGTATTTAATGGATTTTTTACCGTGCCAAATCTTCTTCCAATATCTCTTCCGAATCCACCTATTCCAATTTTTTCCATTATTTCTTGACCAGCATCTCCAATAGTACCCGCATCCACTCCAGGACCTTGAGATCCACCGATTCTCATAGCCAACCTATTTAAGAAATCTGCACCCAGTTCTTCTTGTTGCCAGTCAGCACTGTACAAATCACTAAGTTCTTTTGGTAACTGTAAATAATAATTAGCAATAGTACCAGAGGTATTTCCTGAGCCTATTTCGTTTTCCAATATTTCTATATTGGTAAACATCATATTGCTATCCAAATTACCCTGTCTAGCGTCGGTGGGAACCAGATTTACATTTGTTGCCATGTGTATTAGTAATCCTTTTCTAAATACTATGTATGTCATATAAAGGAAGATTTAAGCCAAAGAATCCCTCTAAGTATAAGGGAGATCCCAACAATATTGTATATCGTTCTCTGTGGGAACGTAAATTTATGACATTCTGCGACAATACCGACAATATAATAAACTGGGCATCAGAAGAATTACCTATACCGTATCTTTCACCTGTCGATAAAAGGTATCATCGTTATTTTGTGGATTTTGTTATACAAGTAAAAGAAAAAGACGGTTCCATACAAACTTATATGGTTGAAATAAAACCCCATAGAAAATGTCAAGAACCACCAAAGAAGAAGAAAGTAACTAAAGGTTATTTGCAAGATGTTGTTGAATGGCAAATAAATAAATCCAAGTGGGCGTTTGCCGAAGAATTTGCAAATAAACGGAATTGGAAATTTAAAATAATAACAGAGAAAGAACTGTTTGGAAAAGAAGAACCGCCAAAATCAGAATCCTAATCCCCAAACCGCAATATCGTGGTTGAGGGATAGTATGAGAGGTATAAACAAAACTCAAAAGGGTAAACCGGATGATTATAAACAGTTTCTTTTAGATCCTAGCAAAAATTTAAAAAGAAAATTAACTGGTCAAGTTTTACTATTTCGTTATAAACCACAATCAAGAGTTAGAATATTTGATAGGTATCCTTTGGTAATAGTTACTGGTATATCTGGATCTATGTTTTCAGGTATAAACCTTCATTACATACCACCAATGGATAGGTTTAAAATGATATTACTGATGAATAATCTTTTATATAATCCAAAAGAAAAAGATCTTCAGAAAGTAAGAGTTAAAATTTTGTCTCTTTTAAACAAAAAAATATTTGCTAAATATTATGGCACAGTATTTAATAACTATTTACCTAAAAATATTATGGGAAAACCTAAAATAACAACACCCGAGGAATGGACCAATTTTGCGTTTCTTCCCGTTTTTAAGGGAATAAACCCAACAAATTTGTATTCCGAAATACGCAAGGAAGTAAACTAAATGTCATCAGACGTAGCAAGCAGTTTAAGAGCATTGACTGGTTTGGTAAGACCAAACCGGTTTATAGTTCAAATATTTTTGCCAGGAACACAAATTAAAAATTATGAATCACTCGTAGAATCAGTGGAATTCCCAGGTCTTGCTTTAGGAACTGCGGATTTTCAATACAACACTCAACCTATAATTAAAATTCCATATGCAAAACTACCAGCACAGACTTGCAATATAACATTTCGTCTTGATGGACAAGGTAATCCAACTGGTGAATTGTACAAATTTATTGAAAAAGCAAGTTTTAAAACACAATCAGATTACTTTGTAGAATATGCAATTAATTTATGGGGATCATTAAATATTAATGCTATGGATTCGGCTGGAAAAACTCTATATTCTATTAGTCTAAATAGAGTGCTAATCACAAACATAGATGCCGCTCAACTATCATTTGATGATAGAGATTCTTATTTAAAACAAACAGTAACATTTTCCTACCAAGACGCGGAATATACTAAAGTGAATAATCAGTAAGGAGATTAAATAATGCTACCAAAGATTGATGTTGCCACATTTGAAATGAAATTACCCTCAAACGGTCAAAAAATAAAATACAGACCTTTTTTGGTAAAAGAAGAAAAAATACTTTTAATCGCTGCGGAATCCAAAGATAATGATCAAATTTTGCAAGCGATGGATCAAGTTATAACAAATTGCTTAGTTGATAAAATTGATATAGAAGAACTTCCATCGTTTGATATTGAATACATTTTTCTAAAATTAAGAGAAAAATCTTTAGGAGAAATTATAAAGGTAAACGTAGTAGATCCCGACACAAACAAAAAGTTTGAAGTGAACGTTGATTTAAATAAAGTGATAGTAAAAAGATCAACAAAACACGAAAAACGTTTAAAATTAACAGACTCATTGTTTGTTGAAATGAAATACCCCAACATGCGTGCAATATTATCCGTTGATCCATCAAAACCTTTGGTCGAAAATGGATTTAACATAATTGTAAATTGTATTGACAAAATATACGACAAAGACGCAGTATATAACGCATCAGATTATTCTAAAAAAGAACTACAAGAATTTGTCGAGCAATTTACCCAAGATATGTACGAAAAAATGAGTAAATTCTTTGATACAATGCCTTCCATTTATTATGAATCTGAAGAAATATCACCACATTCACAAAAGAAAGTAAAGGTTGTTTTGGATAAATTTGTTGATTTTTTCGACTAGGGCTGGCAAGTGAGTCTTTAGAAAACATGTATAGAACAAACTTTATACTGATTCAAGAACACAAGTACAGCCTGACAGAATTAGAAAACATGATACCGTGGGAACGTGAAATATATCTAAATCTTTTAATAAAACATGTAGAAGAAATAAATAAAAAGAAAGAGCAACTTAACAAAAAGAAGTAAAATGCAAGCACTCCCAACCATAGTATCTTCCGGTAAAAAAACAACAAATGCTGTTTCTAAAATTGGACAAATGTATTCCAATACCGGAAATGCCATGGTTTCATCTGTCCAGAATAAAAAACCAACTCCCCGTAGACGCAGAATTGCTAAACCTGAAGTTTCTACTTTAAATGAAAAATTAGAAAATACGGTACAAAAAGAAACACAAGGACTTGATTATAAATTTGTCAAAAAAGCATTTGACATTTACGTAAATTTGGCAAACAACATACGCAAAGCGGTACAAGACTTAATACGTAAAGTAAAGTCTGTATTTGGAATAGGCACAGAAGACCAAAACATCAAAGCAAAAAACAGCACCGTCGTACCCAATCAGACTCCGGAACAAATAAGAGAAACTGCGGAAGCCCAAGAAAGACAGGTAGAACTCCAGACAGATCAAAATGAAACTTTAAAAGACATTAGAACTCTGATGACTAAAATGCTCTTAAAGTTAGATAAACTAAAGGGTGGAGGTGGTGGAGGTGGATGGTTGGATACGGCAGTAGATGCAGCAATGTTGGGAACAATGTTGCGGCGTGGTCGAGGCGCAAGTGCCGCTGGCAGTTTATCAAAAATAATAAAAGGAGGAGGTGCTGGTAAACTTGCCAGTGCAAGAGGCGCATCTGCTCCTATTAAAATGTTAGCAAGAACCTCGGATAAAGTTGTTAAAACTGCATCTGGAGCAAAACAAGCAATAACAGGATTAGCATCAAAAGCAGGAAGCAAAGCATTATCTCTTCTAGGTTTTGGTACTGCTATGGGTGGGATGACAGCCGCTGCCCCGGCGGCAACCACGGCAGCAACTCAAAGCGTAGCTGCCGCTGCTCCAAAGGTTACCTTTATTCCCGGTAAGGGAAATGTTTTTCCCGCCCCTTCAGAGGCAGCAAAACCAATTACAAACGCAGCAGAATCTGTAGCGTCACCAGCAGCAAAAGTAGCAAAACCGGGATTCTTTGGTAGAATGCTACAAACTGCAAAAAATATTGGTTCTGGTGCTGTAGGTATGGTTCAACAATTAGGAAAAGGTGGGATAGAGTTAGCAAAAGCAATTAAAAATCCTATGGCATTTATCAAAGGCCCAGGTAAACAAGTTATATTACCTGCATTAAAAAGAATTCCAGTTCTTGGTTCTTTGATAGAAGGTGTCATTGGTTATATGAATGTAAACAGTATAAAAAATAATCCAGAATTAACACCGGAACAAAAGAAAGAAGCAATAGGAGCAGAATTAGGTAAAAGATTTGGTTCATTGGTTGGCACAACAATAGGTGGCGCAGTTGGTACTGTTGGTGGACCTCTTGGTACAATACTTGGTGGTATAGTTGGTTCATATGGTGGCGAATATGTTGGTAACCTAATAGCAGAAGCATTAGGACCAAAAGAAATATACGAATTCGCAGCATCAATACCAATGGTTGGCAAATATTTTAATGTAGATACAGCAAAACCAGAAGGAGAAACTACTACAGCAACCGCAGAATCACCATCAATGCAACAAGCCATGACATCTGCGCCAGCTCCCACAGTTGCACCAACTCCAGCAAGTGCTACACCGTCATCCACACCAGCGCAAGTTTCTCCAGCTACACAGTCATCTACTGGTGAAGCGGTTCGTTATCAAACACAGCAAAATATTAATGCAGGATTGAGTCAAACTGCGGCCGCCTCATCGGATGTAAAACCAGTAATTATTAACAATTACTACAACAATGGCACAAAAATGGTTCCAATGGGTCAATCCGGTGGATCTGTCGTTGATGGTACTGCGATACCACCAGATGAAAGTGGAATGGCTGCTGCTCTTACAAGAGATGCTGCAAGAAGTGCTGGTTATGGTGTTCATGTATAAAAAGAAAAGACGGCAATTAAGCCGTCTTCTCCAATCACACCCTAATCTTTAGATCAATCTTCCTTAGCGAGTTTCTCGAAGTAAGAAAGAGCATCCTCTTCCTCAGCATCGTCCTCTACCGGGGACTTCTTCTCGGGCATCTTTGGTGCTGGCTTTGACTTAGGCATTGAACCGAAACGGGCTTCCGCTTCGTCAATCTCCTCCATCTCCTCAGCAGTCTTTGCCTTACCCTCACTGCCACCCTTAAGAACAGATTCCATCTTTGCCTTCAACTCATCATAAGACTTGAAGTTTTCTGGATTGGTGAACTCCTTAAGAGCGTGTTGCTTCTTCCAAAGTTCTTCCAACTTCGCATCATCTCCACCAAGAAGAGCAGACGGTTCCTCAAACTCGCTCTTGTCGTAGTTAATGTAACCAGCAACCTTGCGAATCTTCAACTTGAAGTTTGCACCTTGCCAGAAATCAAACACATTAACAGGAGAATCGTCTGGGAACTCAGGTTGAATCTTTTCCATGATCTTATCAAAGATCTTCTTACCAAACTTGAAGAGGAAAATCTTACCTTCGTTCTCTGGGTGCTTTGGATCTGAAACAACATAGACGTTTGCAACGTAACTCAACTTACGCTTGCGATCACGCGCAACAGTCTTGTCGTCTTCAATACCACTGTTCCAAAGTTCGTTGTTTGCTTCACAAACTGGGCACTTCTTTCCGAGTGTGGTCGGGCAGTTCTCAATGAACCAACCACCCTTGCCTTGGAACCCGTGACTAAACATACGCGCCCAAGGAACATCCTCGCCATCAACGACAGGTAGGAATCGAATTACTGCAAAACCGTTTGATGCTTGGTCCAGCTCTGGCTTCCAGAACCGGTCGTCCTTGTAGGACTCTGCTCCGCCCTTGTTGAGTTTATCCAACTCTTGAGTAATCTTGCTGAGATCCTTGGACTTCTTCTTTAAATCTTTAAATGACATTTGTATCCTTTCGTGTACGATGTGTAAAAAGTTTTAGTAACTGTGTACGAAGTATTATAACGCTAGTATCTATGTAAGTCAAATGGGAAGTCGAGAAGATTTAGGAAGGAAGTTGAGTGACTGTGCTTCGGCTTTAATCTTTTCGACAATTGGTTTTGACAAATGCTTGGCAATATATGAAGGATCAATATTGTTGGTTTCGCAAATTTGCAAAACCGCATCCATATAAGAACAATTCTTCTTTTTGATTAGTTTTTCAATTTCATTTTGAATATTTAATTCACCCGATTCAAGTATCATAAGTTCTCCTTTTGGAGTATTATACTCGATGTTCTAAACATGTCAATTTTCTTTTAACCAATCTTCCAAACAGACTTTTGGTGTCCAGTTTAAATGAGATTTGGTTTTGTTTATATTTGCTAAAGTTACTCTAGATTCACCAAGTCTTGGGGGAATGTTGACGGTTGGACCTCCAACCATTTCTGCAATTTGGTTTATAGAATAATTTATTCCAGTACCAACATTATAAATTTGACCAAATTCATACTTGGTGTGTTTTGTACCCTCTACTAACCATTCATCAAAAACTTTTGTGGCTGCTAAAACATTTGCCTCAACCACATCGGAAACATGAGTAAAATCTCTTCTTTGTACACCATCACCAACTATTGTTAGTGATTCGTTGTTTTTCTTTTGTCTTTGAAAAATACCAATAACTGGAGCATATTGACCTTTGATTGGTTGTCTTTCGCCATAAACATTGAAGTATCTGAAAATTACTGTTTGTAGACCAAAAAGTTTTGAATACATTTTGCAGAGTTCTTCACCGCCAACTTTAGAAACAGAGTATGGATTTAAGCAATCATTTTCCATAGTTTCTACTAATGGTGGATCGTTTTTTAAACCATATGCAGAAGAGGTAGATGAATATACAACTCGTTTAACTCCTGCTTCTCTAGCACACTGTAAAATAGTGCAAGTGCCTAATGTATTTGCAACCACGGCTTTGATTGGATTCAACACGCATGGTTGTATTCTTGCTTCAGCGGCTAAATGAAAAACAACATCAATGCCATCATATAAAGAACGAGTTGAATTGTAGTCGCAAATGTCTAATTTGTGATTGTTTGCTTTTTCATTCCAATAAAATTGATCATGTGCGTCGGAAGATTCGTTATCAATTACCGTTACTTCATGACCGTCATTAATTAAACGATCTACTAAATTAGAACCTATAAAACCTGCACCACCAGTTACCAAGTATTTCATTTGTTTACCTTTGTGTTAAGTCTTTATATTTTTGCAAAATATCAGTTTTATCCATATGTTCTCTTTGAACCCAAAAAGAATAATGAGAACATAGCGCATTTCCATTTACACATATTTTTTTATTTTTAAGACCAGGTGCTACTTCAGACAACCAAGGTTCCTCACCATGACCTTTATTAACTATTCCAGAAAATTCCTTCAAATCTTTTCCGAACCAACAAATTGCATTAATTGAAATTCTTTGTCCAATTGTTTCATATTTTTGAAATTTATATACATCTATGTTATTTGGTATTTTTGAAAGAAAAATTCTGTGTTTTTCTTCGCATAAACTTGCATCACCCCAACCAACTTTACACAAACAATCATTTTTTATAAATTTTGAGTAATTTACTCCGTTTTTTTGATGTATATGATCTATGACTGCATTGTTTATAATATTACCAAAAATTAAAAAATAATCAGGATTATCTATCCTAAATTTTATCATTTTTTCTATAAAATTATTTTCCATCCAAACTATATCATCATCTAGCCTTAAATAAATTGTTTCTTCATCAATTGCATTTTTAAAAAAATCACATATAGTCAAATTTCCATTTACTTCTATTCCTACTGGAAGATACTCAAGTGTTACTAAATTTGGATATTTAGATTGTAATTCTTTAAACCAATTTATATCTTCTTGATTTACTGTATTGACCCATATTCTATATTCATCTATTATTTGTTGTTGTAGTAATATGTAATAAAACAATATTTCCATATATTTTTTGCGCCCGGCGGGAGTAACAACAACTACTTTATATTGTTTATTATTGTAAAGTATCATTTTTTATTTCCATTGCAGAACGCTCTAAAGCCGACCCAACAACTTGGTGCATATCGTAATATTTATAATCTGCCAATCTGCCCCCAAATACAAACTTATCTCTATTTATTTTTTGCTTATATTTATTGTATAATTCGTTATTGATCTCATCGTTTACTGGGTAAAATTTTTCTTTATCTTTATCCCATTTTTGTGGATATTCTTTTGTTATTACAGTGCTGTTTTGTTTTCCGAATTCAAAATGTTTGTGCTCTATAACTCTAGTATAAGGAATAGTTTCTTCTGTATAGTTTATTACTGCATTTCCTTGATAATCACCCAACTTTAATGTTTCATGTTCAAATTTTAAACTGCGCCATTCCAACATTCCATGTTCATAATCAAAAAATTCATCTATAGGACCAGTGTATACTATCTTTTTTGCTTTAGCATTTAAATATTCTCGTTCGCTCAAATAATCAACACCAATTTCTACGGGAATGTCTTTTAACATTTTTTCAAAAATTGCAGTATACCCACCTATAGGAATTCCTTGATAACAATCATTAAAATAATTATCATCCATATTTAAACGTATTGGTAAGCGTTTAATAATAGATGCTGGTAATTCATTAGGAGATTTGCCCCATTGTTTCTTAGTATAACCATAAACAAAAGTATGATATAATTCTTCACCTACTTGTGACAAAATCCATTCTTCCAAATTTGAAGGAGACTCTATGTTAAGTTTTACTTCATTTAATTTTTTCTCTGCTTCAATAGGTGTTTGCACTCCCCACAATTGATACATTGTAAATAAATTAATTGGAAATGCGTATAACTTATTTTGATATGAAACTTTTGGACGATAAACAAAATGATTAAACTGTGTCCATTGATTCATATAATCCCATATACGTTTACTACTTGTGTGAAATATATGCGGACCGTATTCATGAACATTTATATCATTTACGTTTTTGGTATAGCAGTTACCGCCAATATGTTTGCGTTTATCAATAACTAAACATTTTGCTCCAGCATCTGTCATTTGCCTTGCAAATATGGAACCAAATAACCCAGATCCCACTATAAGATAATCATACTTCATTAAAGAAAATCTTTCACTGCTTTTTTGATTTGTTCGTCCCAGTAACTCATTCTCATTCTATCCGTCGATGTTTTTCTATTTTTAAGTTGATTCAAGGCAGAGTCACACCATTCTTTTGTAATATTCCAATGATTTGTATAAACTACAGGAAGATCTTCAAAATGTCTTAATTCTGGAGTATCAGACCAAATGGGAATTCCACCCATAATTATGGTCTCATAAGTTCTTAAACAATCTTTTCCCTCGCCTGCTGGACATGCGGTAAATACGTGGGATTTCATGTTTCTATACATTTCATCCGCTCCAACTGCATTTAATTGCATTGTAAAAATTGGATTATTTTTATTAATTTCTACTAAATCTCTTCTTTCTTTTCCAGCCTCGGTTCGGGTTAAAGTCAATCTACAATATACTAATTTATTAGTTTGTCTTTCAATGTTTTCTTTGCTAATAATTGGTAGTAGTCCAGAAAAACCACCAGATGTTGCACAACCAACTGGAATTGGTTCTATTATTTCATTTTTTATTTTGGTATTTATTGCGTAAATTTTTTTAACACATTTAGGCAAATGTTGCATCAATACTTCTTCTATATTCCAATCTCGATTTCTACTTATTATTATATAAGAACCATCTGGATGGAGAGTATCTAATAAACTGTATATACTAAACTGTCCATTATGAAATATCACTCCTTTTTGACCTAATTCTGATTTGTGTTTATATTTTTTAATATGTGGATACATATTAAATATTTTCGTTTCCCAAGGATCGTGACCATCTGGTAAATTACTAAAAAAATAATTTGCGTGTTTTGTCCAATTATCAGAATTAATTTGATCTTCCGAAAGTAACATATTATCTCCTTACCAAATAATATCAGCGGTTGATGTTTCATACATTCTAGAAGCATCAATATGTAGTGTTGATCTATAATTTGTAAAAGTTCCACCAAATATACCCTGAGAAAAATATCCAATCATAACATCATCACCCGGACATTGACCCCACTTATCAACTTCTTGTATTTTTTTATTCACATAATTCATGTCCAAATCTGTCATTTTATTGAATAAATCACTACCCAAACACTGTAAAGCACCTGACATATGATTAAAAACTACTCCATTGATGTTCAAACTATCAATATTTGCACTTGCTTTGATTTCGTTTGGATTGCATTTAAATAATTTAAACACATCTTCGTTTTTAAATTTAACATCACTATCAATATTCATCCAAGTATCACCATATTCTACATCAGTTTTCATATCTTTGATGCAGTATAATTTTTTCCTAAATCCTTCACCACCAAAAGGATTTCCATCATGTGCGACCCTTTTTCGGACAACAGCATTAAAATCTTTTGGAAACATATCATATTCTCGTTCATCGACATATAAAAAATGATGAACATTCTTGAACGATGTTATTTGATTGTTTAATTGTCGTACTAAAGACAGATCTCTCATACATGTAAATGTGAATACTCTAAACATATTCATGTTATTATTACCTTATTGTTTTTCTAAAATTATTCCATATCTGCCGTAGTTATCCAAAGAATTAGTTTGTATGATTTTACAGTTATTGGATTCTGCTAATTTTGTAGCATATTCCAATACTTCTCTATCATGACAGTCATCAATATACATTCCCTTTTTGCATTTATTTAATCCTATATGCATTGTTGGGATTCTCTGCCAATTACCATAATCCCAATAAACATAATCATATTCTGAACAATTTTCTATACCTGTAATATACAAATCACCACCAACAATATCTTTTACGACTTTTAGATAATCTTTATCGGGATCAGTACTTGTTACATTTTTAAGTAGTTTTCTAAACATCCATGTTGAAACACCGGCGCCTGCGTCTAATAGAGATGAATTTTTATCCTTAATGTATTCATAAAATGCCATACAAGATTCATAACTTGATGCCATTCCAGTTGGTTCGCCCTTTTGATAACCACCCCATTCAACCATATTTTTTGGTGCTTTGTCGCGGAATAATTTGAAGTATTCTTTGTAATATTCTTCCATATTTATTATTTTTCTCCCAATATTAATTTAACAACACGATCAATTTCTGGTTTGTGACCAGAATTATACGGGCGAATACTGTGGCAATCATTATACCAACCAGAAATTATTTTAGAGTCTTCTGGTTTCCAATTACCGCGATCCAATCTTCGTTGACAGAATCCGCCAGGTCTTGGTACGCGAACTATTCTACTTTTATCTGCAAACTTTTTAATTTTTGCACAAGAAAAAGATTCATCTATTCCCCAATTTGCCATATGCGTTTGACCGGGTTCATACACACTAAATGATTCTGGTATATGATTGTAATTTATTTCTTTTGATCGTACATTAATTTCATTAATTGATTCTTCCCATGTGTTTGGCAGTTCTAAAACTTCTTTAAAAGTTTTTCCCTTACCACCATTATAACACGCCGGAAAATAATCCTTATCGGCATTTAAATTAATATAAGCATCTTCTCTAACATTCACTAGAGAATTAATGAAATATTCCTTTGACATTGGAAACATGTCTATATCAGAAATTAACCATGTAGTGTCTGGTTCTGTAATTGGATACCAATATCTCGCCCACTGGGCTTGTATGTGTGGTAATATATTTGGATTAGTTTTAAATTCAACCACAGTGCCATATTGTTCGGAGACATTTAGTTGTTGCTTATCTCCAAATAATATTAAAACAGGATGAATATTGAACTTTAATTTCCAAACTTTAGATACAGGCTCCCAAAAGTCAAGGTAGTATCTTTTATCGTCACAAGACATTATTACTTTATCAATTTTCATGTTTAGTCCTTATAGTATTTTGGATCTTGAAAGTTTCTGTGATATTCATCATGTGTACAACCACCCGCAGCAAGTTTACCGATATAGTCATTATCATCCCCTATCCAATCACAACCTCTCCATTCTCCGCGCAAAGTAATCTCATACCAAGGTTGTTGTCTGGGGATTGGAAATTCTTTTCCATGACCATATCTACGCATGGGATCGTGTACCAGTGAATTATTAATTACTAGCGGATATACAATTTCTGCTAAAAATTCTTGATCTATATTTTTTCTGTTGTTTGTTTTCTTGCGAGAATAGTTATTAATTAATTCTATCATATTTGGTATTGCACCCTTACGAGCACCCCACATACCACCCATTATTTTTGCACCATGTGCTTTATTGTCTCTCATTATATGAAACAATTTACCACTATTTAACCATTCCTCAACCGCGGCCTTATCTCTCGCATTCAATAAACTATCTGTATCTCTGCTAATCATCGCATCAACTGTGGGATCACCGGCAGCATAAAATCTCCAAAACATCCCATTCCAACTCTCATCTTCCTGCATAAAAATAATTTCGGTGCCGCGATTTTGTAATTCTTCAATCACGGCTTTAGGTACTGTCGGAGCAACATAAAACCTACAAATCCAATCTGGAAAATATTGTTTTGCCAAATCAACATTACGGATTCCATTTATTGTATAGAATCCGTTGTTGCCCCACATGCAGTATGATATTACTTTTTTCATAATTACTCGTATATTGTGGTTAATCCTAAGATATCTCTGTCTTTTTGATAGAGTTTGTAATACTTTACAATATTATTTCTCTCTTCTATTTGTTCCGGTGTCAAATTAATCAATTTACACTCTTCATCAGTTAAACATTCATCTCTTCCAATAAATTCAGAATCGTGTCTTAACCCACAACTAGGACAAACTTTATAACTATCTCCATATTTTCGTGGAATAGGCATTCTACGCATTTCGTCGTTTACATGAGGCAATCTAGTAAAATTTGGAAATCTTAAACAACCAAACGCAATATCGTCATGAGAAATAATACTAATTTGATTGGGATCAAATGAACCTAATTTATTTACTTTATTTCCATCTTTATCAATATCACCAACTGCATAAAGATATACTTTTGAATTTAAAAAATCCTGATCGCAACCCTTTCTCGCAGTTCCATTTCTCAAGTTATTAAGTAAATTGTCTATATGCGGTTTTATCCATTTTAAATAACCATTTCTTGTTCCCCACAAACCACCCATCATTTGAGATTGATGGACACAAGCATCTCTAATGACATGTAAATTCTTTGTGCTTTTTAACCAATTATCTACACATGCTTTTTCTCGCAAAGATAATCTACTATCTGTATCTCTACTTAACATAATATCAACATCATCTTCTACGGCAGGATAAAACCGATACAACATTCCACCCCAACCAACATCTTCGTTGTAAAATACTATTTCAACATTGTCTTGTTTAGATAATTCCTCAACTACCCATTCCGGTACTGATGATTTGTGTATGTAAAATCTGCAAATCCAGCCTGGATAAATTTCTTTTGCTTGTTTTGCATTAGAAATTGCACCAACTGTATACAGAGGCAAATCTCCCCAAAGACTATATGATATAATTTTTTTCATTAGTTTTTCTTCATAAACTTTACTGTTTCAGATGTTCTTGAATCAAATTGGTAAATATACATTCTTTCACCAATCAATGCTTCGGTTTTCATTAGTCCACTGGACCACAAACGATGAGAATAATCTTGATCTTCTCCGTGGGAGATTTCAGGATATTTCACCTGTCTTGCAATGGAAGTTTTTATTGTATTTAAATGATTTGGTGTTCTAAATTGAATTCCATCTTTTTTAAAATGTCCACCACAGTTTAAGTTATGGATAAACGGTAAATTGTATTTTGGCAAATAACCAACTAATTCAACAACGTCTGGTTTTGACTCCAAAGCCTTTAATGTCTTTGAGATATAAATTGGTGTAACCATATCATCGTCGTCAATAAAACAAACATATTCGCCCTGTGCTTTATCAAGTACAGTATTTCGTTTTTTTCCAACAGAATTTTCACCATTATCTGTTTCTGTTATAATTTCAATTTTATCTTGAGCATTTGCTGCCGCTATTTGCTTATTTAATTCTGCAATCAATTGATTATAAACCGCTGCTCTTTTTGGTAAATGTAAAATTCCTATTGTCCATAATATACTCATAAAGGAAATCCTCTTTGCTTTCTAGATTCAAATATTAGTTTATCACTTTGATAAAATTTTTCTGTATGATTTCTCAATTCGTCTTTGATATTATTCCAATCGTGTGTAATTATTTTATGGTTAATATCAACAATTTTATTTAGGGATCTTGCTACTACTGTTTGTTCTTCATCACAAAATAAACTTGTGTAATCTGGGTGATATATGTAATTAAATCTTTTGTAATATACATTCCCAATTACAGACAAAACCATAACTTTGGGATATGCATGTCCACCGCAGTTATAATTTAAAGCACCATCATAATCTGTAAAATGCTTATTCATGTCTTCCATTATGATCCTATCGAAGTGTGCAACTCTGGGTGTCATGTCATCAGAAACCAAAACACACACTTTCCACCCATCAGATGGAACATCACGATTGCAAGCATCTATTTTATTTTTACTGTTCCCGTAGTGATATTCTAAATCTGTTTTAGATTTCATATTTTCCAAAAAATAACGCATTGGATTATTGTTGCAAGATTCGTCATTTGTGTCCATAGACACTATAAATTTTACTTTATATTTTCCGGATAATTTCGAAACATACTCAGAAAGAATACGTTTGAATTGTTCTGGTCTAGATCTGGTTGGATATTTAATAAGCAAATCAATCATAATTAAGATCCCGGAAAATTGTTTTTCTTTCTTTCTTCGTATATTTTTTGAGCAACTTTCATATTACCTACTGGAATAGTAGGTCTAAAATTATGAGAGCCTCTTAATCTGTGTTCGTGATATTGGTTTAAATCTCCGCGTATCCACAAGCAATTGTATTTAGTTGCAACCTGATACAGTTCCGTGTCTGCCCACATATGCCAATATTCTTCCCACATTGGACCTTTGCCTTGATTTATTTTTTCACGAAACTCTTTTCCCAACCACGCACTTCCACAAATTTGCTCACAGGTATCACACGCCATGCTTCCAAATTTGTCTCCATATGGTTGCATCACTCCAAATGTTCCACCAAAATGACGGACAAATTGTAATCGCAATTGATGTGCTTCGTAATCTTTGTCCGGATACATGTCGTCGCCAGCCGCGATAATAATTTCATAATCCGTTAATAAACCCGACAAATAATTAACTGCTTTAGGCCACCCCTGATAACCACCTACATTTGATTCGGTTACTATAATATCTGCTAATCCCGAATATTGTTGTAGTAATTTGTCTGGAACGATTGTAGCAATTTTATAGCCTTTGCTTTTCCATACAGGAAAAGTTTTCTTTGCTATTTGAATATTTGCACTTGGTAATGCCAACCATACATCCTCTTTCATTTGCCCACCTTTGCTTTCAATCTGCGACTTGCTTGCATGTGTTCTACTATTATTGGTTTCTCGGTTTCGAACCACTTGCAATCAAATACTTTGCAATATGATTGTGGAAAATTAAAAGTACGCAATCCCATTTTATCGTAAGATTCCCAAACTTTTTGTAAACTCTGCTGTTCCCAACGATTTGGATTATTTCTGCTTTCAACTTTCCAAGTGCTGATTAAACTTCTTGCGAGTTGTGTATTGTTAAAATACATCGTTCCTCCCGCAAGCGCCTCATTGCCAAGATTCCAAGGTTTTAAGTGTGCATTTCTTGGTTGATTCCAAACGTTCGGAATCCAGTAACAACCAAAATCATAATCTCCTAGTTTATCAAACAATTCTGGTTTGTTTCGAAATCTACCATCAGCATCTACCCATACAACACCACTTTGGCATTCATGCAAAGCCTGCTCTATTACTTCCGCTTTCATGGTGCAATTATGAACCCAAGAGCCTTTAGTTTCTTTTGGATACGCTTTAACTGGTAAATGAAAATCGTTGCAAGTCTTAACGAGTTCCATTGCTTCTTCTTTGTATTCTGGAGTATAAAATGTAATTACAGTTACCATTTTGGTTTTAAATTGTTATCGTGAATATAAATGACATAATCTCTTCTACCAAGTTCAAAATCGTGCTCAGCCATCATATTAACTAATTGATCAAAATCTACTTTTGGTTGCCAACCAAGCACAGTTCTTGCTTTTGTGGAGTCTCCAAGCAATTGATCAACCTCTGCTGGACGATAGTAGCGCGGATCAATTTCAACAAAATCCCTGTAATCCATTTTAAATTTTGCAAATGCTTTTTCGCAAAATTCTCGCACAGAATACATTTTTCCAGTTGCAACAACATAATCGTCAGGTGTGTCTTGTTGTAGCATCAACCACATCGCTTCAACGTAATCACCAGCAAACCCCCAATCACGAAGAGCGTCCATATTTCCAAGGTACAATTTCTTTTGCAGTCCTTGATAAATTCTGCCAACTGCTCTTGTAATTTTTCTTGTAACAAATGTTTCACCTCTTCTTGGGCTTTCATGATTAAACAAAATACCACAAGAAGCGTGCATTCCATAACTTTCGCGGTAGTTTACTGTGAGATAATGGGCGTATGCTTTGGCGCACCCATATGGCGAACGAGGATAAAATGGTGTAGTTTCCTTTTGGGGAACTTCTTGAACTTTTCCAAACATCTCGCTGCTCGATGCTTGATAGTATCTTATTTGTTTTCCTGTCCTTTGTTGATATTCTCTTATTGCTTCCAGAGCATTTAAAGTACCAATACCACCAACTTCGCCGGTATACACAGGAGCATCAAAAGAAACGCGAACGTGACTTTGCGCTCCTAGATTATAAAATTCATCTGGATTGTGTTTATTGATAACATTTGATATAGTGTTGTAATCCGTAAGATCACCATAATGCAAGAATAGTGTCTTGTTGTGAATTTCTGGATTGTTTATAAGATGTTCTATTCTTGCTGTGTTAAAAGAAGAAGAACGACGAATTACTCCGTGTACCTCATATCCTTTCTCCAACAAAAGATCTGCGAGATAAGAACCATCTTGTCCGGTAATTCCGGTAATTACTGCCTTTTTCATTGTCTATTCACTCTCTGTTCTACAGAAGCCAACCGATGTAAAATCACTGCACCTTGACGGCCGTGCATTCTATCTATCTGACAATACGATTGGGGCAAAAATTCTGTCTTAGGTTGAATATCGCACCACGCCTGTTGTAGTGTCCACTGATCCCAATATGTTGGATATCGGTTTTGCAATTCAATCCATCTCTTACATAGTTGTATACTTTTGTCACAAACTCGCAAAAATATTGTTCCAGAATTAAACCAACATGGTAATATAGTTTCTGGCCAGTTTTGGGGTAAATGAATTCTTTCTCTACCAGCCGGCACTTTACTTTTACCGCCTGGTTCTCCCCGAATCATGAATTCTTGATCACCCAAAACAAACAAATCAGGATACTTCATGATCTGTGCATCGCTGTCGATCCATACAACACAATCATTTGGTTTATTGTTTTGTAATTGCTCTAAAAGAAACTCTGCTTTTAGAGCGCAGTTTTTTACCCAAGATCCTCTGTTTGTTTCTTGCTTGAGATAAAACTTGAGAGAATGTTTTTCTAAACTCTTCTGAAGATCTTTTATCAGTTCAGGATAAATGCCATTATTCGTATAGTACGAAACAAAATGTAAGTTATTCATTTTTTACGCTTGTGTAACAAGTCAAAATAGGTTGTCATGTTTACTTTTTTGCGTTCAAGTTCTTGTTGCTTTTTTACATTCATCATTTTTCTGTATTCGTGACGATTTCTGTCAATTTCTGACATTTTCTTTGCTTGTTGTTTTTGTTTTACTTCTTCTCGAATTTTTTCAATTGATTCGGAATAAGACATCACTGGTCTAGGCACGTCATTTTTTTTTACTTGCTCTACAATTTCATGTGTAAATTTAGGAACAAATTGCTCAAAAATAGGTCCACATTCCCAAGAATACC